TCCATATATCTTTTTTTTATGTCCATTTTTTCTCCTCTGGGTTTTCTTCTTTTTCTTTTTAGTGCCTGCATAAATGACAGGTATAAAATTGCTCTTGGGTCCAAGGCTCATTAATAATCTTTTTCGTCAGCCATTTGAAACAACGAATCTTGTACATGCTCAGAACCAGGTTTACTTGGCTCATTTACATCATACTCAAAAGGTTGATACTTTCTAGGTGCATGTTTAGAAAAATCAATATTAGTATGCTCCCTGTTTGGGTTTTTCCCATCAGGTGAGTCACTAAATTGACCTTGCTTAACTTTAGCCTTAGGATCAAATTTTTGTTCCATGATATCTCCTATATTTTTATCTTTTTAATTTTTAATATATTTTTAGTTGGTATGGTTGAATGTCCACCACCTTGTTTTATCTCACCGTTTGATTCAAAATTAAAATCAGACATTAAGATTGTAACCTTTTCATCACTTCTCATAAGCCAACCAACCGTGCAACAAATGGCCGTAGTTGATTTTTTTATATCGGGTATATCAACCCAAATCGAATCAGCCACGATATCTTCCCACCAAGCGATTACTAAATCGTATGGAAAAATTTTTTTATTTACTTCTGGAAGTTTTCTTTTTGACACCTTTTAATTTACCAGAGTTTTCCATGGCATAAAAAACAGATTGGCCTTTCTTTTTACCATACTGTTTTACCATAGCTTTTTTAATTTTTTTACCTTTCTTATTTAGAGGCATCTAATACCTTTCCCTTATTAGGGCCTTTTTTAATTCTATATCCTTGTGTGCCAGTCGCACCTATATCTACTTCTTTTTTGAGTAATTTTGATAATATCATTTCTTTTGAATGTTTGTTTGTAGAAGTGATATATGATAATAACTGTCTTGTGATTCTATTCATATTAATATCCAAATTTATTATCTGCCATGTTATATGAATCATATGTAAAAGATGTTCTAAATCTTTCTGCATATTTAGGATGTGTTGGTCTACTCATACAACCATAACGTAATGCATCGTATGCGTGATCTTCTGCATTTGTATCCACATCTTCGGGGTTATTATCATCTGTCGGTAAAGAACCCATTGTTCTAATTAAATTTTTACAAGTTTTAAATACTCTAACTCCTGGTTCTTTATCAACTACTCGTAAACGTTTATGTATTTCTAGTTTACCATTAATTCTACTTTTAGGTGATCTATCTGATGGCCTCCATCTACAACCAACTCGTATCATAGTTTCTGCAATACTTGGACCTACATCACCTCTCTTTGCCCAAGTACTAGAGTCTAATACACCATAGTGTATATATTCTCCTTTTTCTAATTCTAAAACTTTTTGTGCAAAATTATCTGCTGTAACTTTTTTAGTATACAGTTCTCTATAAATCCATAGATTATTATTGTAATCAACAGCGAACCATAAAACACAAGCAGGAGAAGAATAACCCCAGTCAGCAGCACGAAATTTATACCAGCCTCTAGGTATTTGAAAAGGTTCAACCACATGGGTTGTTTTACTAAATTCTGGAAAAGCTGAGTCTTCGTATGCATCCCAATCTCCATCTAAAAATTGTTTACGTTGTACTTCAGGTAAAGATGCAAGCATGATATAATAATCATCAGTCTGCATCAGATAAGGATTATCTTGTAACTTAGCTGGAATAAATCTTCTAGTAATATGTTTCTTTCCGTTGGGTGTATCTATCCCTACATCAAACGCTGTATTTGGTTCTGCTGGTTCTACGAACATTTCTCGCACCCATTGTGAACCTACATTGCCTGGATTACCTGTAGCTCTCATATAGACAGGTATATCTTTATCAACGGATCTTAAAGAAGATCTTAAAAAATTATATATATCTGGCGAAGGATATTGTGGAAGTTCGTCTATTCCTATCCATGTGTAAGATTGACCTTGGTATCTTAACGCATCCGTCATGTTTTCTGCGTAACCAAACTCTATCTTTGCCCCTGATGGGAATCGCCACTCTTTTTCTTGTTCTCTCCATTTGGCTCCAGGATATGCTTTAGAGTATAATAGTTGAGACTTTTGAATCAAGTCTCGCAACTCAGGCATAGTCCTCCTCACTAGGAGTGCTCTATGATTAGCACTTGAGCAATAACGAAGTGGATCCACTAGCATCGCATATGATTTTCCTCCACCTCTTGCTCCACCATAAAATACTTCTCTTTCAGAAGCTGCAAGAAATTGTGTCTGTGGGCCACTATTAGGCTTGAAGATAACTTCTTGCTGGTCTATATGCTCTTGTACATTTTTAGGAGCACTCTCGATTACATCCTCTGTAAGTAGTTGTGTGTCTTTACCAGTAAGTGCTTTGTCAATAGTTAACAGTTTCTTTTTGGTATTTTCTGCAGACATCTTAGCAGAACGTAGAGTTTGTTC